AGACGAACACATAGTTGTCAGCTCAGACACAGATTTTGTGCAGCTGATTGCACCCAATGTCAAACAGTACAATGGTATCACAGATGAGCTGATCACCTTGGACGGAATCTTTGATGTCAAGGGTCAGTTGATCAAGGACAAAAAGACCAAGCTGCCCAAGACTGTGCCCGATCCTGCCTGGTTGTTGTTTGAAAAGTGCATGCGTGGCGATACCAGTGACAATGTGTTCTCAGCGTATCCTGGTGTGCGAACCAAGGGCACCAAGAACAAGACTGGCCTGGAAGAAGCATTTGGCGACATGGGCAAGAAAGGCTATGCCTGGAACAATCTCATGTTGCAGCGTTGGACCGACCACAATGGTGCTGAACATCGTGTGTTAGATGATTACGAACGTAACCGTGCCTTGATTGACCTTACAGCACAGCCACAAGAGATCAAGGACCTGGTGGATGCTGCCATACGTGATCAAGTGAGTCACAAGGACGTGGGCCAAGTGGGCAGTCACTTTTTGCGATTCTGTGGCAAGTATGAATTGGTCAAGTGCAGCGACTCAGCAGACAGCTTTGGACGCTGGTTGAATGAAACCTATAAAGGAGTATTGAATGAACATAGTAGCTAAACCCATAGTCAAAGATCAGTTTTGGATTTTGAAACAAGACGATCGCAAGGTCGGCAACATTGAAGCCACTGATGATGGCTTTGCAGTCAAGATCAACAACAAGATTACGCCATTCAAGACCATGGCCATGATCCGTAAACAAGGCGATATTGAATTTGCTGCTGTAGGAAATCGACCGTCAAAGGAACCTGCCAGTTATCAGGTACAGGGTTATCCATCTGGTTCACGAGTGTACAATCCCATCTGGGATGTGCAGCACAAGTTGCCCCTGTACACCAAGAATAAAAAATCCAGATCCTGGTATGCAGCTGGCTGGTATCAGGTCAAGCAACGCAGAACCTGGACCATTGAACAAAGTCCCAAACTTATTACCTTGCAGCGTTATCAATACCAAGGTCCATTTTACACCAAAGAAGAAGCCAATGTCAAACCTCTACCGTGATCAGGAAAAATTCATGAAAGCCTGCGACCAAACGGTGGCACAATACAACATGGCACAGTTCATGTTGTACAGAAATTTGATTGATGAAGAATGCAAAGAACTGGCGCAGGCATGTGAGGCTGATGATGCAGTAGAAACACTAGATGCCTTGATTGATATCTTGGTTGTGACTATTGGTGCTATTCACTCCATGGGTGCTGACGGTGAAGGTGCCTGGAAAGAAGTCATGGCCACAAACTTTGCCAAGATTGGTGAAGATGGCAAGGTGCGCAAGCGTGAAGATGGCAAGGTGCTCAAGCCACAAGGCTGGCAACCACCTGACCTCAAACCGTTCCTGCAGCGAAAAGGCGTATTCAACAAGTTCTCCTGATGAGCATACATATAAATCGATTTGTTGATTCAGTAAAAGCACACGAATCTCGCGGGCAAAAAGACTTTGTCATGAGCCTGCGAGATGCCAAGGATCTGCACAGTGACATAACCAAAATGTTGTTGGCAGTCACTGAACTGCAACGCCGACTGCTGGACGCAAATAATTCACAGATCGTCAACGTGGAACTCTCGGGCAAAGACTTTTAAACTACATACATTTCTGATAAATAAATGTAGGAGTATTACTGCATGAGTCGCCCAAAGCCAAAGGTGTTGATAGAAAACACCAACAAACAAACTTACAAATCTGAGCAAGTGTTGGCCAGCGAAGGTATCTGGGCGGTGTTTTTTGACAACCTGCCTATCAATCTAAAGACTTCTAATCTGCTGACTCAGTATCCTGGACCCAAGTACAAAAAGGTTTCGTTTTCGAACCCGGGACACGCAATTAATCTTGCACGAAAATTGAATGTGCAATTTCGCACTGACAAGTTTTCAGTAGTGCTACTCAAGCAAGGGGAAAAAATATACCCCGATGCTCGATAAAGTCCAACTCACCCAACAAATCTTACAAGGCTTACCGTCAGACGATTGCCCTGCGTTTGACGAAGCATATGCCGCCTGGTGGATAGATTCTCGTGCCGTCGGCGGCATGCGCCTGACCACAGCAGGTTATCAAGTTATTGCCACCTTTGATATTAAACTGTATGTATTTGATATTTCAGCCGGCATGGCTCTGTTGCCCAGACATCTGTTGCTGCTGGATCGAAAACTGGATTGTCCCTACTATCTCAAGACAGGAAAGAAACCGCAGATCACCTTGTTTGGCAGCGAGCAGGCTCTAATGCTGACCATGTACGGAGATTTTGACCGATTCATGCGGTATCTGGAACGCACCTAGCTCATAACAATCACTGTTGGATCAGATGTTTTTGATTTTTTTAATACCAAAGGTGATAGGTTTGTATTCAAGATTTTCTGGGCAAAATTTGCACTGCGGAATTACATTATCAATGGTGCGTAAAAATTCTTCGCCACGAACATCATATTCATCAACTGTGAGTGGACGATAGCTGTTCAGCAATACTCTATCCTGATCGCTAATTTCAAAATGGTGTTGTTCGTCAAACTCGGGCATCAACGCAACTGGCCCGCACTTGTATAACTTACCATTGATCATGTGATAGTTTTTGAACATTCTAAATGAACACGTTTGATGTGCTACTTCTGGATCACTGTCATGTAAACTAAACTTGCCCATTGGCCGTTCTAGTATACTACTTTGAGAAAAAATATTGTTTTCCCATACATGCACATATTTTTTATTTTTGTCAGTAAACTGATATTTAGATCCAACCGGATCGTTGGGGTTTTCAGTTTCGCTGATAGGCGATACCATAAAGTCTCGGATGTTTTGAAATATCTCTTCGCGGTCATCAAGTGTATGCAAACTTACTCCTACCCAATTGCCATTGGAGCATACATCATACAAACCTTTGATCTTGTGAATTCTAGTACCGTTACTTTGTACCTGCACCCCTGAGTGGTCTGGCCACAAACGATTCAGTCCAGCAATCCATTTAATAATGTCAGGATTCAACAGTGGTTCGCCGCCAAGTATAACTGGATGGCGTATATCAATTTTGTCAGCCCATTTTGTCAAAATAGGTTCCGCATCTTCCCAACGTTGCCACCCTGTGAATTTGTAGTTGTTAAAACGATTGCATCCATTGCAGGTCATATTGCATACGTTAGTGATATAAAATTCAAGTTTGTCAAGTAGGTGTCTAGTCATGTTGTTATTTATTTGCAATATTTTACCAATAGATAATCTTAGATGTTGCAAAACTGCCACAATCGGCCTGGTTGACCATTATTGCCCGAAATGCTATAATACACGCATGGAAGCAAAAAACATCACCCGTAAAAAGCGAACAGATCGTACACATGCAATCTACATGCTGCAATCTGGTGCTGATTTCTACATTGGCGTCACTGCCAAGACTGCCAGCACAGTGAAACGAAGTGTGCAGACTCGTTTCAACAAGCACGTTTATCGCAGCAGAACTGAAGACAAGAGCTGGGCACTGTATGAGTGCATGCGTGAACGCGGTGTAGACAGTTTCACAGTGTTGATTGTGGACGTGGTGCGCGGCAAGTCAGTTGCTCACGCACTAGAGCGTGAACTCATACGTGAGCATAAACCCAACTTGAACAGCGATGTTCGTGGGTGCTGATCGGGTTGACCAATATTGCCCGAAATGTTATAATACACACATACACAGCAACAAGGAGCCAGAAATGATCAAGCAATTTGTCCAAGTCAGTGCCCACAGAGATAGCAACAATTTTGCACATTGTAGCAATCTGAGTCTGATGGCTGATCGCGATATGAGCGCCACACAGGCTCTGCACTACCTGCAGGTCATGGCTGATGACTATGCCCAACGTGGATATGCTGTTGAGTGGATCCGCGAGGACTGGGATGCAGCCTACGAAGAAATGTACGGTGACCTGTTTGAGTCCCGTGCCGTGTTTAACTAAAACAGGAGTTGAAAAATGAACGAACGAATTCAACAACTTAAAAAGCAGGGCAAAGAACCTTCAATTAAAAAGGTTAAAAAACGTATGAAAGAAACAAACAACAAAAGTTTTTATCAAGCCCGTGAACAAATGCGCAACGAGGAATATGGTCCTTTGCCTCCTGGGTATTCTTCTTGGGGAATGTATTGGAAATCACTATGAACGAACAATTTAGAAAACTATTGGACCAGGCTCGTGAATTGGCCGATGAAGTGTTTGATTATGACGGCTCGGATTACGCTGAGATTGTTCAAGAAAAATTTGCTGAACTGATTGTGCAGAAATGTGCTGACATCGGTGCGCTCAAGGCTGACGGCAATTATGAAGTCTATAACAGCATCGTGGAATACTTTGGAATGCAGGAACCTGAAGAATGAAAAACAAATTAAATGAACTCAGACTGGATGCTGGTATTGCCCGTATCGAAAACCAAAAATGGTTATGTGTGTTGGACAAAGAAACTGGCATGATGGTTGACCCCTTGATTGGTTTGGAAAAGTTTGCCGAACTGATTGTGCGGGAATGTGCGTTGCAATGCAACCACAATGATGACATGGATCGTATTCTAGAACATTTTGGAGTTGAACAATGAAAAAAGCCCTTGCGTTATTGATGTGTGGTTTACTGTGTGTGGGTGTACCGGCCCAGACCTGGGATTTTAACAATTCCGGCAGTAGAATATTTGACATGAGCAAGAATCAAACAGAAAAGACCGTGGTCACTGTGCGATACGTTCCTGCAGCCAAACTACTGGAGGCATGCAATGCACAAAGTCGTGAGTTTGGGTTCAACGGTTTTCCGGGTGGTGCCCTAGCCTGCTCCTGGAACTGGCCCGATCGCTGCTACATAATCCTGCCGGAAAAGGTGGACATGCGAACAGTGGGTCATGAGTTCTTGCATTGCCTGCAAGGCCAGTGGCATTGATAATCATGTGGGTGCTGTTGGTCATAACCATCATGGCACAGGGAGAACAGCCTGCCCAATTTAGCAGTGCCATCTACGCTGCTCAGGCCACTTGTGAACAGGCCAAAGCTCGGGCCCAGCGCAGACCCGCTAGTGTGGGCTATTGCTCATTCGAAGCCACGAGAAAATCCTAGGTTGACCTTTATTGCCCGAAATGCTATAATACATACATAGCAGCAAGGAGCACTACATGATGGTTATGGTAGCAAAAACAACAGACGGACGATTTGTAGAAGTCGTGCGGGTTGCTGAGACTGTGGCCTTCAGTGACGAGCCTGACTGGGTGATGATATGCATGGACTGGCAACAATCTGAACGCAGAAAGAGCCAGTTCAGATGGGTGCCTGCCAGCACCAGATTTGAATGGGTACGTGAATTTGTAGGAGCCGAAGAATGAATGAACAAATTGGAAAACTTATCTCTGAGGCTATTAAGGCAATTCCCGACCATGTAGACTTTGATTTGCCTAAAGAGTTTACTGAAAAGTTCGCCGAGTTGATTGTGCGGGAATGTTTGGAACAAATCCATATACAGTCAAGAGGTCGATGCGGTGATTATCATGGTGAATGGTATGAATCTGATATTTTAAAACATTTCGGAGTTGAAGAATGAACTGTATTAACTGTGGTAAACCCCACAACGGACATTTCACCATGTTGCTGGGCGTGTTCAAACTCTGTCGGCAATGTGAAACAACAGGCACACAGAACGAGAACATGTTGAAGCAAGGAATTGTGGTTGAGTCAGTAGATCAAAAAACTGGCCAACTGGTCAAACAAACATTTCGGAGTTGATGTATGAACAAACTTTTTGTTAAACTTGCTGACTATCTATTTTCTGAAAGTTGGATCAAGTGTAAAGAATCCTACGAAAATATGTGTCAGCAATTTGGAGTTGATGTATGAACCAACGAATTGATCAACTGTGGGCACAGGCCCTGGATGCAGCAGTGCCTGAAACATACACCCGGCTGAGTCACAGCCAGGTGCTCAAAATCAAACAGGTGTTTGCCGACATGATTGTGCGGGAATGTGCTGAAGTTGTTTATTCCCGTTCAGGTCATGCTACCCCTCAAGATTTGTATGAACATTTTGGAGTTAAAGAATGAACGAACGAATTAGAGAACTTGAACTTCAGGCTGCTGACGGCACTGTCGATCCTAATGGACCATTTACAGCGGAAGAATTCAACAACTTTACAAAAAAGTTCGCCGAGTTGATTATTAATGATGTAATGAACGAATTATTTGTTGTGTATCCTGGCGGCAAGAACGGTAGTGATGTTAAATTTCAAAACATTACAGCAAGACAATGGATTAATCAAGTATTCGGAGTTGAACGATGAACGAACGAATTCGAGACGTTGACAAGTGAAAAAATACATCTGTTGTGCATTGATACTGATTGCGGTTTCGCCCAGCCCGGCTTACAAAACTCAACGGGTGTGTGAAACCAGCGAGGCTTCTTCAAAAGCACCTGCCAAAAAAACATGCAAAACAGTATTGGTCATGACAGAGGCACAGAAAAAAGCAGTTGAAGAAGAAAAAGCCCGACGAGAAAAGAAACCTGCAAAAAAAGAACAACCTAAACATTAAGAGACTACAAGAATGACAACCTGGATCACAAGTGATCTCCACTGGGGACACAAAAACATCATGAAATTTTGCCCTGAGTCACGGGCACGATTTCGTGACGATGTGGCCTACATGAACGAGGCCATGATTCGAGAATGGAACGACTTGATTGGCGCAGATGACACTGTGTACATTCTGGGTGACGTGGCATTCTTGCCTGCGGAAAAAGCCGTGGCAACTGTGCGTCGACTGAATGGAGTCAAGATTCTGGTTGAAGGCAACCACGACCGCAAGCTGTTGCAAGATCAGGATTTCCGTGACTGTTTTGAACAGATACACAAGTATCTGGATGCACAGTTCAACGAAACCCGGGTGGTGATGTTTCATTATCCCATAGCAGAGTGGGATCAGATGCATCGCGGTGCTGTTCATTTTCACGGACACTTGCACGGTGGCACCAGCAGCCTGGAAAATTATCGTGCGTTGGACGTGGGCATGGATGCCACTGGCGCAATTGCTATCACCATGGAACGTGCTATTGCTCAAGCCTTAAAAGGCAAGATCAAGGGTCATCATGTTTAGAGAAAAACTAAAACAGTATGTGGAGTCGTCCAATCTAGTAAACCGCCGAGAGTGCGGCGATGGTATCTATGTGCTAAAATACAAGAAGAAGGTGTTCTACGACAACCTCTGGAACGAGTACATTGCCGAATGTCGTGGAAGTATTGTGGATCAGGATTTCAACCTGGTTGCTTATCCCTTCACAAAGATCTACAACTACGGCATCGAAAAGTCTGCACCTGTGCTGGCCGACGATGTTCATGTGACTGCTTATCGCAAGATCAATGGTTTCATGGTGGCTTGTACCTGGTACCGGGACGATGTACTGATCAGCACAACTGGTAGCACTGACAGCCCTTATGTTGTGATGGCACGTGAAATGATTGGCGACAACATGGATCGTTATCGTGCCACTTGCAAGCAGTATGAAGGCAACACTTTTATGTTTGAATGTGTTCATCCAAGCGATCCACACATTGTTCCTGAGCAGCCAGGCATGTACTTGTTGGGCATGCGCAAGAACGAATGGTGCAGCCCAATTGAGGCCAATGCCGCAATCATGATGCTGTTGCAAAATGCGTTTCGCACATGCATTGTGCAGTCGTTTTACACGTCAATGGGGCAACTATTGCAAGAAGTCAAGACTGTCAAGCACGAAGGTTTTGTGTTCTATACCGATGAAGGTAATGTGAGTTCCAAGATCAAGTCACCCTACTACCTGACTGCCAAGTGGGTGGCACGTAACCCAAGAACTGACAAGTTGTTGACTCAACAGTTTCGGGAACAAATTGACGAGGAGTATTATGAACTTTTGGATCACATACGCAACAACATCGACACTTATACTGTGATGGACGAACAGGCTCGCTTGGCCTGGGTTAGAAACTATCTGGAGGCAGGATGCCAAAATGTTATCAAATGATTGGAGTGCCAGGTTCGGGTAAAAGCACCTGGATCCGGAACCAAATATGGGCCCTGGGCTTGACTGTGGTTAGTACAGACACGTTTGTGGAAGACTATGCTAGAGCACAAGGCCAAACCTACAATGAGGTGTTTCAAGACTACATGCCTCGAGCAGTGGATCTAATGGCTCAACAGGTGGTGTTTGCACGGGAACATGGCCACAGTGTGATCTGGGATCAAACCTCAACCACTGTGGCCAGCCGTCGAAAGAAGTTTCGCATGCTGCCGGACTATGAGCATGTTGCCGTGGTGTTTGGCACACCCGAGCCTGCGGAACTTGCTCGTAGACTGGCCGGCCGTCCTGGTAAAAGCATTCCGGATCATGTGATGCTAAGTATGTTACAAAATTTGAAAGAACCCACACTGGAAGAGGGGTTCCAGGAGATATGGCATGTATAGCAACCTAAAAGTTCACGTAAAAAATCACAAAGAAATAACTGATGTGCTGAACGCAGTCAGCAGTGGCGGCCAGTACACGGACGCAGATGAGATTGCATATCAACTGGGCCTGTTGAGTGCCTGGGTTCTAAGACTCAGCAAACAACACTGGGATGTCAGGGTTGAACTTGATCAACGCCTGGCCACATTTCGGGAAAAAACGCTATTAAGGACTCTGGAGAAATCATGAACGAACAAATTAAACTACTTGCCATACAGGCCGGTATTGAGTTTACCTGGGATCCAACAGAAACTCCTGTGAGAGCATTTGCCGAATGTTGGGCAGATGAATTGGCAAAGTTTGCTGAGTCAATTGTTCAGGAATGTGCCCAACTTGCCGAAGATATAGATGGTCATCCACGGGCAAGAAAAATTGTGTTGAAACATTTTGGAGTTGAATCATGAACGAACAAATTAAACAACTGGCCCTGGCGGCTGGCGGTAGCCACTATCATGATGTGGGTGGTCGAACACTGGAAA